CGACGAGGACTGCGCGAGTACGGCCGACGAGGCCGCGCTGGAGGCTCGCCGCCGGGCCACGCCCGGGTACGAGGCCGAGGACGACGAGGCCAGCACGCAGGAAGACGACAGTAGCGGGCGGCAGCGCACGTCGGTGGGCGAGATGCTGCGGCAGCATCCGGAGGACTACCACCGCGACAGCAGCCTCGGATTCAGCGAGAAGCAGGTGGAACTCCTGGCGTGGGCGATGCGCCACGCGGGCGACACGGACGAGCAGGTGGCCGAGGCCCAGGAGTGCAGTGCGCGATACGCGAACTCGGTGTGCCATCGGTGGCCCGCGAGCGACGAGGGCATCGCGGCCATCGAGGACGCGGACCACGAGGTGCCCGACTACTACCGGGAGACGGACGCGCCGGAGGGCGGGGACTGATGAACCACGCACTCGTGCGCGCCCTGGGCGCGGCATGGTCGCTGCTCGTGACGTTCGGCATCGGCGTGGCCGTGCTGCTGGGGGCGGTAGCATGATGCTGGACGGCACGGAGGTGAGGCCGCACGACACGCTCGTGTACCAGCCCACAGAGGGCAGCGAGGTGCGCGGCGAGGTGCGGCACGTAGAGGACGGCGAAGGCCTGGACGTGCGGGTGGCGGGCATCACGCGGGGCCTCTCCCTGGACCTCCTGCGCGAGGCCGAGGCCGAGGGGCGGCTGCGCATCGAACCAGCCACCGGCCGCGTGGGCGAGGGCGAGGTGGAGCGATGACGGGCTGGTACGTGCAGTGCGCGAACGACGCCTGCCACGGCACGCACTTCGCCGTGGTGCGCGACAACGAGGGCGAGATACAGCGCCTGGAGTGCGCCCAGTGCGGTGGGCAGCAGGTGGTGCAGCAGCGCAAGGCCCCGCCCGCCCGGCCAGGAGCTGCCCGCTGATGGTCAACCACGACACCGTGGTGCAGTGCCCCGAGTGCGGACACGAGTTCGCCCTGAAGGACGTCCCGGTGTGGCACGTCTGCCTTACCTGCGGCAGAGTGTGGCCACCCGGTGAGGACTGGCACGCATACCACCCGGACGACGCCGTGGACTGCGACGGCGGATACGCCGTGATGAAGTACAGCGAGCAGGCCGCCCTGGAGACGCAGCAGAGGGTGCGGGACGATGCGTAGGCTGAAGCGCCCCGACGAAGGGCACGCGCTGCGCACGATGCGGCTGGAGGGCCTGGAGGGCGTGCTGGAACACTGCCGAAACGGCCTGAATCAGGCCGAGGACGACAACGACCTGCGGCTGGCGCGGCTGTACGCCCGGCAGCAGGACCGCGCCGCCGCCGAACTCCTGGCCCGGCGGCTGGAGCGCGACGAAGCCGAGCGCCAGGGGCGAACCAACCCATGACAGACGCACCACACCCGCACTGCATGATGCGGGCACGACTGGCGCACGACCGGCTGGTTAACGACGACGGCCAGCGCGAAACTGACCGCGAGCGGCTGGACGAGGGGTATAGCGTCGCACGCGAAGTCGCGCAGTACCGCCTCCTGCTTCGGAATGGACACATTACCGAACACGAGTTTCGTCATGCGAAACGCCGGCTGGAGGCCGAGCATGATAGAACCTAACTCGCTCGAGGAACTGCCGCTGCTGAAATACCACTGCACCCCCGGGAGCGTACGCCGCGACGACACGGACGCGTATCTGGACCTGGGCGAGTACCACGAGGCCGGGCAGGAATTGGACGGGATCGGGCAGGAGGTGGTTCTGGATGGCGAATGACAGTGGGGCCGCAGTGTGCGGCGCGTGTCTCGAGCGCCAGGTTCGACTCCAGCAGGCCGAGGTGGGCGAGGACGGCGAGACCCAGCGCCGGAAAGCGGTGTGCCAGGCTTGCGGCCACCAGCCCAGTACCGAGGTATTCCGCGAGAACCGCCTGCGCGACCTGCTGCCCGAGGACGAGGAGTGGCCCGAAGACAGCGGCGTGGTGTGGAGCGAGAACCTGCCCGAGATGGCGGAGGGCGAGGACGGCGCGGTGCTGCTCGTCCTCGGCCCGCGCGAGTGGGACAGCCTGGCCTCGCGCACCACACTGGAGTTCCGGCACGAGGGTGTGGGCGTGGAGGTGGTGAAGGGCCGAGGCCCCGGCGTCGGATTTACCTTCGGGGACGAGGGCGTGGGCGGCGTGGAGATACACCTGCCGGGCGAGGCCCTGCGAACACTCCACGAGACAGGGCACTGGAGCGCGACCGCAGGCGGCACGCAGAACCCGGTGCATCTGAAGGTGGTGGTTCGGGCTGATGCATAGTCGGGCCGCACAGGCACGAATCCCCCTGCTGCTCGTGCCGCTCTCCGTCTCGGCACTGGTAACGTTCTCGGTGGTCGAGAATCCCAGCACGCAGACCGTGCTGCTGGGCCTCGCATTGTTCTGCGCTGTGGGCACAGTGGTGTGCTGGTGGCTGCTTGCGCTCGCCTGGCTGGCGACTGCGCGGTAGGACAGTGGCAGCGACAGGCACTGACGCGGGCGACTGGAACGCGAATTTTGCGTGAATTTTGCACTGGCCCGCGAGCGACGGCGCTGTGTACCAGATCATCGAACGGTTATTCTGCACGGACCGGCGCTGTCATACCTGATTTTCCGGGAATTAGTGCGTCCACCACCTTTATAGGGTTCCGAGAGAATTGACGAATATGGCGCAGCAGAACACCACCGCAGACGAGGAACTGATTACGATTGGGAACGCCGCCGAGGCCGCCGACATCCTGTGCACGAACCTCACCAGCGCGGAACTTAGCGAGTTTAGCCGCGAACACGGCGTCCTGGGGTACTCCGGGAAAACGAAGCGAGCGAAGGCCGAGAACGCGGTCCTCCAGCAGCCCGAGGCCGTGGCCGAGTGGCTGGACGCCCAGAACCTGGTGACGCCCACCGAGAACCTGGCCACGGACCTGCACGAGGACGGCCTGGGCAGCCAGCCCGGGCTGGCGATGCTGGCCGATGAGGTGCAGTCCAGCAGGCTGGCCCGCCGCCTGAACGCACTCCACGAGGCCGTGCTGGCAAACCACCGCACGTACGAGGTTACCCACCTGGAGGTCATGGACCACTTCATCAGCGTGCGCATCAGCGACCCGCACCAGAGTAAGTACTGCGAGGGCGAACTGGGCGACAGCCGCTTCCAGTGCTGGCTCGGCCCGCAGGGCGGCGTGAAGCGTGCGCACTACCAGTGCGGTGGCTATGAGACGGACCTGGCTGACAGCCCACGCGGCTTCCGGCGCTTCTGCGAAAAGGTCGAGGACGCGAAATAACGCACGCACTGTTCGGAGCGCGGCGGGTTCCAGTGCAACGCTAACCCGCTTGACTGCGTGGTGCGTTCTCGGCATCGACAGGCCTCGTCGCGGTACCTCTTTTCGCGGAACCCACCTTACTCACGGGCCAGGCGCAGGCTTCACGCGAACATTTGCGCCACTCCGAAACCGCTGTTCTCCAGCATACGGCGCTGTCCTGCCAGGCAACAGGCGAATTTGCCCAGTGCAAACCTTTATAGGATAGTAAGCGAATGAACATGTATGGCGCAGCAGACCAGTGCGATGGCGGACGCGAGGAACAGCCCACACATCACCGTGCAGCCCCGTGGCGACGACACGTTCACGCTGGCGTGCGCCCCCGGCAGTGGCCCGGCCCCGGACGCGGTGCAGGTCTGGATGGACCACCACGACGACGTGCAGATGGTCCGCCTGGGCGAGGCACGCGGCCAGGTGCAGTACCGCGTGGAGGTGCTGGCATAATGACGGCTGACGACGAGGGTCAGCGCACGCAGGGCGAGGCCGTGGTGGCCGAGGCCCAGCAGGGCGACGAGATAGCGGTGGCTGACCGCGAGCGCGGGCGGCGGCGTAGTGAGGACAGCACCGGCACGTACGAGGTCGTGGAGCGGGTGAACGCTCACACCCTGAAGGTGCGGCGCGTGGACGGCAGCGGGTACGCGCGAATGAAGGCCCACGCAATCGACGAGGGCGTCCGTGTGCTGACGAACGGAAACGGGGACCCCGGCGTGGTGTGGCACGAGGTGGCGCTGAACGTGCCCGAGTACGTACCCACGGGCCACACCCGCCCCGTGGCCTGCCACGACTGCGGCCCCGGCGTGACGCTGGACACGGTGGAGACGCGGCGGCTGGCGGGCTGGATGGGTACGAACCACGACGAGGGCTGGGAACGAGTGCTGCGCTGCCCCGAGTGCGACCAGCAGGGCCGATTGAAAGCGTACGACGACGGGCGCACTACCCGCGAGCGGATGGCTGCCCCGCGCCGGCACCCGGACGCACTCGGCGTGCAGGACTGAACGCACCCCCGAGGTGGCGAACACAACACTCTTTTGCGCAAACTTTGTGCGAACGAACGCGAGAGTAGCCAGCGCCGCGTGCGCCAGCCGGGCGCGCCCGAGCGTCCCACCCCTTGTACCCTCTAACCGCGCTCAGACGATGCGGAATCCGACCGTGGTGGTAAACTGGGTATTCTTGTCCTTCGGGTACGGGTCGCTCGAGAAGTCCACCAGCCACACCACCCGGCCCTGGTTGTCCACCACGGCGGCCTCGGTGTAATCGTACGGCTGCCCCGATGGCTCGAACTCGAACTGCGGGGCCGACACCTCGATGGTTTCCAGGTCCAGCGAGCGGGCGGCACTTTTCCGAAACACCTCGTTTGCCAGCGCGCTGGTGCTGGGGTCGATGGTCGGGCTGCCCGTCCCCCAGGCGATTTCAGCGAGGCCGACCGTGCTGGCCTGCGTCTGGATGCTGTCTGCGATGGCGGCCTCGCCGCCGCTCGTGACCGTTTTGTTCGTGCCCGAGCTGCCCGTGATGGTGGCCGTGAGGTCCACCCGTAGTTCCTCACTCCTGCCGAGTGTAACCGCACTGGACAGCGTGGCGCGCGCCATCAGGCTGCCGTCGCCACTCTCCAGGCCGAACTCCTGCGGGTCCGGGCTGCCGTCTCCAGCCTCGCTAAACAGGTACTGCGACCGCGCCCGGACCTCGTTCGCCGCGTCCTTCACGCCGTACGCGAACGTACTGCCCGTGCGAGCCGTCAGCGCGGTGTCACTGGGCTGCGCGGTCCCGCTACCCGTTCCCACCGCCGTGCCGTCTATTGCGCCTGTCTGCTGCCCGTCCAGCGCGTCACGGACAGCATTACGCCCCTCGCGGGTCCACGTGCTGCTCGCCGTTGTGGTACTCACCTGCGACCACCCGCTGCGATGATCGCCGCTTACGCCGTAGCCGCTGCCGTGCTGGCTGCCGTTCGGGTGCCCGGAGATAAGACCGCTGCCAAGCGAGCGCGTGTAGGCCTCCAGCGTGACCTCTACCTCGATGGTGTTCCGCTCGAAACGCAGATTCTGCTGCACCCGGTCGGGCACACTCACGAACTGCCCGTCCAGGCGCGTCACATCCCGCCTGTTCTCGGCCACCTGCTCCGGTATTTCTCGTGCCATGCTCACTAATTCAGTCCACTGGGTACCCAGCAGACGGTGATGGGCGAGAGTGTCCCGATGGCCAGGTCCTCGCACACGTAGTTCGAGCGCGACAGGGTGAACGAAACGCTCCGTGTGACGTTCGCCTCCAGTCGGATGGTTTTCTGGGCGATAACGCTGCCGTCAGCCTTCAGCGGTATCGTGGCGTTCATCCCGAAGCTGTTTGGGTTCGATGCGTCGGCGCTGATGGTGATGTCCTGGTAGATCGTCACCACGTTATCCGAGTCGTCGGTGGACTGGTTGCTGTATGTGAGGTCGGCATAGTTCACGCCGGCGTCCTGCTGCGAGAACTCGATGCGTCTGCCGTAAATCTCGGTGGTGCCAGCGGGCACATTGATGCCCGAGTACGAGACGCCCGACTCGTCGTGCACCCGGAGGCCGGCCACGGGTTCCCCGTCTGCCGTGCGCCTGCTGCCCGTGAGCCCGTGCTGGTTCCCGAACCGGGATTGGAACTCGATATACGATGTGAGAACGTTTACCACGTCGTCTTGAAACGCCGTGTAGCTGCTGTACTGGTCCTGGATTTTGTCGATGAACGCACCTACTTTATCGCTCGGGAACCCCTCGTTTAGCAGGTTCTGCTCAAATTCCGAGTAATCTGCGCTATTGGACACCAAGTTCTGGAAGTCACTCCAGGTTCCCACCGAGTCCTTGAGCCGCTCGATGTCGGATTTTATTTCGGAGAGGTTCGTCTGCGGTTCTTTCACCCCCAGCCACACCAGCCACTCCTGGGTGTCCAGCGCCATTAGTCGCTTGCCCCCGTCACGCCGATGGTCACGAGGCCGCCTCCCTCCACGTCCACACTACTTACTGTCCAGGCACTTGCGGATATGTTCTCCGGCGGCCAGCTAATGCTGATGGCCTGCCCCACCCGCACGTCGCTGTACGCACTATCTGCGATGGTAAACGAGAACGCCACGTCCGACCAGGCCTTATCCTCCAGGAATCCTTCGGCCCGCTTCCGGGCCTCGGCCTTGGTCTGGATGCTGTTGTCCACGATTTGGTCCTCGCGCACCGAGAGGCCGTAGAACTGCACGCTGGAGTTGTCTACCGCCGTGACCTGCACGCCACCGTCTCCCTGCACCGTGACCTTATTCGTGATGCGGTCGCTGTCCCGGTCGAACTGGGTGTCCACCACGGGCGTAGAGGACTGGTCGATGGAGCGCGGGGCGTCCTGCCCGCCTGCTGGCTCGAAGTGCAGCACATCGCCCTCGTCCACCCACGAGGTGTACCCGTATTCGGTGGCGTACGCGCCGATGACTTCCATCACCGACTCGTCGTGCCGGCGATTGATGGTTGTCCCCACGTTTTCCACGCCAGACGTGCTTACGCTTGCGTTCCTGGACTGCACGGTGTACGGCAGCGCGGTGGCGTAGTCGATGGCGATGGCCCGGTTTTCCGGCATACTACCCTTCGCTTTGAAGCGGTACGTGAGGGTGCCGTCCTGCGTGGACGCGCTGCCAGGGTCCACGTATGATTCGGGGACGGCATCCTGGCCGCTGAACACGTACTCGCGGAAGTTCGTGTCCAGCCGGTCGAACTGCCAGATGAAGTTATTGCCGGCGTTGTCCCGCAGGTCTACCTCGCCCTCGAACACGTCCGCCTGGTTATTCGCCATCAGCCGCGTGCTCAACCGCACCACCTGCCCGTCGCCAGGGATGGCCGCGCTCGGCACGCCCGTATACGTGGCCTCGTACGCGCCCGTGGCCCCGTTCGGGATGCCGATGGCGTACACGTCGCTGCCCATCTCCTGAAGCCGCTGCTCGGTGGCCCCCACCAGCCCGGCGTTCGGACTGGTGGCCGTCCACGGGCTGGCACTGCTGCCCTCGTGGATG